CACCCCACAACAATGCAACAAGCCGCACTAGGCGACACCTATTCCTACCCGCAAACCTTTTCTAATCGGCAGGGTTCAAGGTCGATTGCCGACCACACCCCCCCCCTTTGAAACACACACCCCATATAATTCGTCCCGCTCGCAAGCTCGCTCCCACAACACAACCCAAATCCTACGACAAACCAACACTGCAACACACTCAGGCTACAGATCAACTGGGGGTCTGCCTTAAAACCAGGGTATAGGGATATTTATAACGTTGTTTGTACGGTGTCACTCTTTTGTTGTTTCGCAGCGCGGGATGTTGTGTGCCGGGTTGGTGTGTGTTTGTGTGACCAACCCGAGCTTGCGAGGGGCGGTAGTGAGAGTGTTTGACGGGGTGTAGACGGGTGTTTGCTTCCCCCCACGTTTTCAACCTTTTGGGTTGCGGTGGCCGTTAGCTAGTTCTTTTAGCCGACACCGGTTTTGTTTGTTGTCGTTCATACGCTGCTTGAATCTCTTACGCAATAGGGGTCGTTGTATGTCTCGTCGCGGACTTGATTGCAGGATTCATCTACCCCAGTTCCCTGGTGTGAAATGCCCCGTACCTTGCAACCGGTATACAGCCTTGCTTGCCTTGACGCTTCCCAGCGTGGAGGACTTGTTCGTTTGCGTTGGTGAGTGTAGCAGGTGTTGTAGTGTTTGCAACTATGCAAAAGAAAAAAGATGTTTGGGATAAACCGAATCCGAAGAAGAAGTCAACTCCTTTGACGGATCAGCAGAAGAGGAATGCGAAAGCTCGTGCGAAGAAGGCTGGGCGACCTTATCCGAATCTTGTTGATAATATGGCGGCATCCCGTTCTAGCAAAGGAAAATGATATGCCTCAGGTTGGAAAGAAAAAGTATCCGTATACGGAAGCTGGTATGAAGGCTGCGAAGATGGATGCGAAGAAGTCTGGTAAGAAAATGGTTGCTTCGAAGAAGAAGAAGAAGTAATCATGGCCGCTAAGAAAGCCCCTGCTAAAAAGGCTGCGGCCAAGAACGATATTGATGCTTTGTCTAGAGGTGATTTCTATAAAGCTCATAACCGTCGTGACGCTGGTAAAGGGATGGCTCGTTCGGATGCTGCTAAGAAGTCAGGGTCAAAACCTAAAAAAGATTTTTATGACACTACAGCCGGCAAAGTTGTGATTGCTAGTAGCCCTGTGTTGGCTGCGGTTGTAGGCATTAGTGCTGTTGAAAGTGCTGTTCGTAAGAAAATCAAAGGCAAAAAGGCATCTGGAGATCCAACCCCGAGGTATGGGAAATAACCAGTTAGGTATTAATGGGAACAAAACGGGTAGTACCCGCAAGGGACGTAGCCCTATTTTGGCAGGCTCGTAACTCAGGGATGTCGCTAGCTGACGCAGCTCGCGTCGCCGGCATTCACAAGAACACAGCCTCCAAATGGGAAGCCAAACAAAAAGCAGCTATGGCTGCCAACGACTTGGCCAAACTGGAAGAACGAGTCGTTTCATCAGCCCATTCAGGTGGGGCTAGGAAACAACTCCAACAAGACCTCCTCGAAGCCTCAAACCTTCCCCCAGTCATCCCCGATGATCGTCTATGCGAAGAAGCCAAAAGAGGTTTGGTCGACTTTGACTTCTTCCGTAAATACTATTTGGGTCGTGTCCCATCTCCCTGGCAGGTAGACGCAGCCTACAAAATCGTTCAATACCTCGAATCAGAAGACAAAGAACACCTTGTAGTAAACGTCGCCCCCGGTGCAGGCAAATCAACCCTGTTCCACGACGTAGCTGTGTGGTGCATCATCCGCAATCGAGGCATCCGAATCCTCTATGGATCAATCTCGCTCAACCTGGCAAAGATGTACAGCCGGCGAATCAGAGAAACCCTTGAACGCCCAGTCCCCATCCAACCCGACCCTGAACTAGTCCGCAAAGGATTAGCCATGAACGCCGAAGGATGCCTCGCTGTCGACTACGGACGTTTTAAACCCACCGACAAAGGTGCTCTATGGCGCGCAGAAGAATTCATCGTTGAACAACAAACCCAATCAGGCCTAGACAACAAAGAACCCACCGTCCGCGCATACGGATTCGACTCAGAATTCATCGGACACCGAGCCGACCTAGTCCTCTTCGACGACGTAGCCTCACCCGAAAACGCTAAAGAATCCACCGCAAGAGACAGACTCCTAGAACGCTGGGACTCCATGGCCGAAGCCCGCGTAGACCCAGGCGGCCTCATTGCAGTAATCGGACAAAGACTCGGATCAGGCGACCTCTACGCCTACTGCCTATCCAAAGAAACCTTCGAAGACACAGATGAGGACTATGACGGTTCAGACATCAAAGACAAAACAGACATTAAAGAACCCGTACGAATTAAAAAATACAAACATCTGTCCTACAAGGCTTATTACGAAGAACTAGACACAGGCCCTAGCTCTAGAAAAAAATTTTCTTTACCTTGGCCAGACGGACCCCTGCTGGATCCGTATCGCCTATCTTGGCAAGACCTATCGTTCATCAAGCACTCCACGCCTAACAAATTCAGGGTTGTGTACCAACAAGAAGACATTGATATGTCCAATACCCTCATTGAACGGGTGTGGGCTACCGGAGGATTAGGTAACGACGGGGTTCTATACCCAGGATGTATCGACAACGACCGTATGCCTGGCTACATCCCCGAAGGTTTAAGCCATCCGTACATCTCAATTGCGTCAGTTGACCCATCCCCAACACAGTTTTGGGCGATCGAATGGTGGATTTACCAGCCAGAAACCAACCTTCGCTACCTCGTAGACATCGAACGCCGCAAATTAAACGCTGAAGAACTACTTGGATTCAACGTAGCTACAAGCGAATACTCCGGTGTGATGGAAGAATGGCAAGAACGCTCCGAAAGACTGGGATATCCAATCAGCCATTGGATCGTAGAAATTAACGCAGCCCAAAGATTCCTTTTGGCACATGACTTTGTGCGCCGTTGGCAAGCATTAAACGAAGTAAACGTTATTCCACACACCACATCACGCAACAAACTTGACGAATCGCTCGGTGTTGAAGCTCTGTTGCCACCATTGTGGCGTTCAGGATCAGTTCGTTTGCCATCTATGCGTGGAAACTGGAAGACGCTCGCACTCGTGGACGAGATGTGTTCATGGACAAGAGATAAGAAACACGGAACAGACACCGTGATGGCACATTGGTTCGCAGAACTACATATGCCACAGCTATTAACACCTCAAGCACCTCCTCGACAATGGAGGCCATCATGGCTCAACTAAAAATGTGTAATATCTGATGAACCATGTTGAACTTCGGAGCGTTAAATGATCACAGCTGACGAGATTGTGAATTTGTATAAAATTCGACGCGAAGCACAAGGCCCAATTATGCGTCAAATGCGACAAGTTCAAGAACTTGTTAACGGTGACATTATTTTGCCGTTGAACGAACTAGATAAAAACGCTAAATCTTCTGTAGCAAACCTTGTTTCTGTAGGTCTTGAGCAGATGTCTATGCGTATTGCTTCAACAATGCCCGTTCCCTATTTCCCTCCGTTGCGTGAAGGTCAAGAACGAGCCAAAGAACTAGCTCGCACCCGTAAGCGAGCAATGCTTTCCATTTGGGATGCGAACCGTATGCCGGCAAAACAACGCCGCCGCGCACGACATCTACTTGCATACTCATCTGCCCCAGTAGTTATCAAACCTGACTTCCGTACCAACACCCCAAAGTGGCATATCCGTAACCCACTTGACACTTTTGCTTCTCCTTTAGAAGATCCAGACGATCCAGTCCCAATGAACGTCATCTTTTCGTACTCCAAAACCTACAAATGGGTTGTCGACACATACGGCGATGTCATTCCAGGTTTGTCTTACGAAAACTGGGATGAAAAAATCACGATGTTGGAGTATGTGTGCGCCGATGAACTTGTTGTAGTTCTCGCCCCGTCTGATACCGAAGGTGTGAAGTTAAAGAACTTTGCACCAGTCTTGTTGGAGCGCATCACTAACCGCACTGGTCGCCCGTTAGCTGTTATCCCACAACGCATCAACCTCGACAAGCAACGTGGACAGTTTGATGGTTCAATCGGTATGTACTACACCCGTGCCCGCCTTCAAGCTCTTACCGAAATCGCTATTGAGCGTGGCATCTTCCCTGATGAGTACCTTGTTGCCCGCCCAGGTGAAAACCCACAGATCATTCAAGTAGCTGACGGCAAGATGGGTCTTCTTGGTGTTGTAAAAGGTGGAGATATTACCCAGCTTCAAACTAACCCAGGCTACAAAACAGACATTGCTATCGACCGTCTTGAACGCCAAGAGCGTCTTGAAGGTGCTATCCCAGCAGAGTTTGGTGGAGAATCAGGAAGCAACATCCGTACTGGCCGGCGAGGTGAAAACATTCTTTCATCTACCATTGACTTCCGCATCCAAGAAGCACAATCAATCTTTGAACAATCTCTTTTGGAAGAAGACAAAATTGCTATTGCTATCGAAAAAGCCTATTGGGGTAATACAGCGAAGTCTTTCTACATCACCGGTCGCAAAGGTGGGATGACCGATTACACACCAAACAAGCTTTGGGAATCTGACTATCACAACGTGTCGTACTCCGCATCGGGTTCCGATGTGAACAGTTTAATTATTGCTTTGGGTCAGCGTCTTGGAGCAGGACTTATCTCTAAAGAATCAGCGCGCGAGGCAGACCCTCTGGTAGCTGATCCTGAACTTGAACGTGACCGCATTGTTGCTGAATCTATGGAATCGGCTTTGTTGTCATCTATTCAACAGCAAGCTGCGGACCCGAATGGCCCATACCAGCCAGACGACCTTGCGTATTTGACAAAGCTTGTTCTTGTTGAGAACACACCAATTTATGATGCTGTTGCTCGTACACAAAAACGGGCACAGGAACGACAAGCAACACCAGCCCCACCACCGGAACAAATGGGTGGAATGACACCTGAAATGATGCCAGGTTTGGCACAACCAGGTATGGGCGCAGAACAACCAGCACCACCGCAAGCTGGTGGAGGAATTGAAGCACTTCTTGCTCAACTTGGAGGACAGTAATGGCATATCGGAATAGAACTGATTTGAACAACGCAATGAATCCAAAGGTAGCTGTGCAAACAGCCACAGGTCAAACCTATGGAAAAGCTACTGAGCAACGTAATGCTCAGAAAGCAATGCCTATGGGAGCTTCGCCGGCAGATGCTCGCCCACAGGTAGCACCTGGAAGTCTCGGTGCTTTTACTCGTTCAACAGAACGACCAGATGAACCAATTACTGCAGGTGTTGACTTTGGGGATGGCCCCAATGCTGTTCAAGCTGGTATTCAAATGCAACCACGTACACAAGATGCTGTTCTTGATCGCTTGCGGACTATTTATAGAAATTTTCCCAATGAGGAACTTGCGGATTTAATTGATTCGTATGTAAGAGATGGGTACTAATGAGCTGGATTGACAAGCGCGACCAACAGCGTCTTTTTTCTGATGTAGCTAGCAGAATTAATTCTGAAAAAACTGTAAATAAAAACGACTCAATTATTTCTCAACGCATTGCTGACATTTACAAGGTTCATCCATACATGGAAACCGGAGTGGTTTTGGCTTTAGCTGAAGCTGGTGCTGACCCTGAAACAATCAATGCTGCTGCTAAAAGGTCTGCACAAAATGCTTATCTTCGTCGTGCAAACACAGAAAAACCTGTTGAAAACCCACCGGATCCCAGGCTAGACCCGTATGCCAAAAAAAGTTGGGTTCCAAATGTTAAGCAAGGCGTTTTTAACGCGCTTAAATGGACTTTAGGTAATACCATTGGCAAAGTTGATCAACTCAAAACAGCTTCTCGATACGTAACTGCTGCTGCTGAATCCGTACCTCAATATATTGCAAACTATGGTTCGCTTAGAACCGATCCCAACGCTGAAGAAAAATTTGGTGTAGAAGGAAAAGATTGGGGATGGGGTGGATGGAACAAAGGAACATTCCTTCCTGAAGGAATGTTTGCCTCAACCTCTCTAGGAGCGTTACTTCAAAATGGTGATCAAGCCGGTGAAGGTTTTTTTGTTGCTGGTGAAGCAGAAAAAAAACGCGTAGAGAAAGTTAAGCAATTTCGCTGGCAAATAAATGGCGAGTCTTATACTGTTGGCCGCGGTACAGCAAACATAGTTTCTGCTCCTGGATCTAAACCATATAATTTTTTATCTGGGTTAATTGATGCTTCTATTGCGTGGTATGCCGATCCTGTCAGTAAGCCTCTTGAAGTTGCAGCTAAATCTGTTAAAGCAGGAAAAGCAATTGAAGGCTTGAAAACAGCAGACGAAATATCAGCTGCTCGTAAACTTGCTTCCGGAAGTATGGGTTTGCTTTCTACGGCAGAACAACACGCAATTGATAACAGTAAATTTTTTAACTGGCTTGATAATTCTGCAAGTGGCCGACGAGTTGTTCAACGCACCGCAGACGAATCTGACCCTTTGAAAATTCTTCGTGCTTATGGAGGAAAACTAAGCCCGGAACAAGCTCGTCGTTTGGCTTCTGTTTCTGACACTGATCAAGTTCGTGGCATTATCGCTGAGCAAGCTATTCGTTTGTCTGATGAAACTAAGCAAGGTTTTGTTCCTTTTGCTTCACAATCAGGAGAATTGCCTATTGCGGGAATGAATCTTGTAGAAAAAATACCTGGATATAACACACTCCGTGGAAGTATGTGGTTTTCTAAAGTTCCTAAAAACACTTTAATTGTTCATGGTACTGATCAAGAAAAAGTGCAAGCAATTTTTAACATTGAAAATTATTTAAAAGTTCTAAAAGTTGATCCGTATTCTGGTGACGGAAAAAAGTTAATTGATAAAGCTTTCGACTGGGCTGGAACATCCGGGACACGCGTTGACGCTGACCAAATGTTTCGTATGTTTATGGGCGACGTTCCTCGTAAAGAAAAAGGAATTGTTTGGACAGCTCTTGAAGCTCAGGGAGTTGACCAAAAAGTAATTGAAGAAGTTGTTGAAAAATTCCGTTCAGGAATAGATACTCTTAGAAAAAATGCTATTGACGAACATGGCATGACTGATGATGCTGGATTTATTAAGCACATGACACAGTTTATGACTGATACCGAATTGTTCGATTTGCTTAAAGAAACACATCCAAGCAAAGTAGTAGCTGGTATGACCCGCGCTGATTTAGATGATGTTGTTTATAACTTAGGGCAAGGCGAATTAACAACTTTTGGTCCATTAGCCATTTCGGATATGTTGAATAATGTTCAGATTCTTCCTGATCCTCGTCAATTGCGTCGTTTGACTAATAATGACTTGTGGAAGTTAACACCTGATGGTCGCCAACTTCAAGCAAGTGCAGTTGCAGAGTGGATTCAAAATGATTTGTGGAAGCCTTATGCGCTTTTATCTATCGGATATATCATGCGCAACACAATGGACGCACAGCTACGTCTTGGTCTGAATGGGTTTTTTAGTGACCCTCTTCAATACATATTGATTGCGATGCGTAAACGAGCTACAGGTACTATCGGTGGAAGCGTATTTGTAAATGAAGGAGAAGACATTTTTGATGTTGCTGAAGATATGCAGGATTACATTAGTTTTGTAAATCAAAAAAGCAAATATCTAGTCGAAGATCCAGCAGATCAACTTATGCGTATGGTTAGGTCTGGTGAAGCAGCAGTAGTGAATACTAGCGATTCTGCTTACACTACTGGTTGGCTTGATAGTGCACGTCAGGCCTATGCCGATCCTTTCTTGCGTTTAATGACACAAGTTCAACATCTTCCTCAAGATCGTCAACTTCAAATTGCTGTTGACTGGCTAAACAAGGGCACTGATGATGCAGTAAAGGCTCGTGACACACTTGTTGGCTACTTTAAAGATGGCCCCTTAACTGGTGACATCAATAATGGTTTAAATAAAATTTCTGCACCGATTTCCAATGCAGACAATATGACAAACAGTGAGCTTGTAGAAGCCTGGTTTGATATTGCTGCTCGTGGTCAAATCGATAATTTAACTCTTGGTGCTGACGAACTTCGTGTTTTGGCTGGTTACAACGCCGTACCTGCTGGTGCTTCTGAACTATGGGATGAAACAGAAGTAATGAGATTTTCTGTAACAGGGAAAAAGCCCAAGGCTGGAGAACTGCTTGTTCAAGATATAACAGGTCCTAGTGGAATACCAAAGTTTAAAAACTTTTTAGTTCTTGAAGTTAACAAGGTTCCAGGTGCAGATTCTTATAAGGTTATTGAAGTCACGGATGTCGGAACAGCTTTAAACGGTGACGATTTTTCAATGAGCGCACGTCGATTTATTGATGAACGTCGCACAGCGCACAAAGAAGCAATGAATATCGGAAATAATCCTTTGCTCCCTACTTGGACTAGGACAATGATCCGCACTAAACCTGTGGTTGATGATGGAATTTCATATCGTGGCCGTGATGCCCTTAAAGCTTTTGCAGCTATACCAAAATGGTTTTTTGATGTGCCGGTACAAAAATTCACAGAACTTGCTGAACGCTCTCCTGCTTTCCGTTTTGCTTACTATAAAAATGTTTCCGAAAACGCCGGTCTTTTGTCTGCCGATGAAGCTAAACGTTTGCTTGATGACCTAGACACATATGCTGCGCGCACACTGCCCGATGTTTATGCTGTTAATCCTGAAAAAGCTATTGAGATTTATGTTGGTGGTCGTAAGTTTTACGATCAAATACTTGTCAATACAGACGAAGCAATTACAAAGGGAACGGGTGTCGGTACTGTTGAACAGTTAAACACATATGCATCAACGCGAACGAAAGTTGATTTAGAAGAATTGTTTTTCAATAATGTTGAACGAAGTAACTTAACTGATGCTTTCCGAGTTATCGCCCCATTTGGTGCTGCGTGGGCTGAAGTAGCCGGTCGTTACTCAAGAGAACTTCTTCAAAATCCAGCAAGAATTCGTAAAGTGCAAAAGATTTACCGGGGTCTTGAAGGGTTTGATCCGGACAATGATGGCCGTGGAATCATCTACAAAGACCCCATTACTAATGACATGATGTTTACGTTCCCTCTTTCCGGACAAATCATTAAAGCAATTACCGGTGAAGAAGGTATTAATCTTTCTGCGCCAGTAAAGCGTCTTTCTGCTGGTTTAGCTATCATTCCTTCTGTTGGGCCAATGTTCCAAATTGCTGCAACTGAAGTATTTAACGCTTTTAATATTCCAGATACTGACTCATTCCGTAAATTAGTCAATCCTTATGGTGACGCTTCGTTGGAAAACCTTTTGCCAGGTTCTTTTACAAAAGCATTATCAGCGATACGTGACAGCCCCGACGAACTGTCGACCATGTATGGGAATACTTATGCAGACTTGTTTGCATATATGAGTACAACTGGTGAATACAACTTAAATGATTCTGAAGATGTAGCTCGTTTACATGACGACGCAAAAACAAAAGCAAGGCCTTTAACAATGTTACGTGCTTTGTCTCAATTTATTGGACCGACAGCTGCACGTCCTGACTACAGAATGAGAACTGAAGAAAAACTTTCAGAGTATTTCTATGTAAATGAAATGGTAAAACAGTTTCAAATTTGGCAAGCCGAAGATTATGAAACAGCTATTGGAAAGTTCATTGACACTTTTGGTGAAAGCGCAGTTGTATATATCGGTGCAAAGACAACTCTTGATCCACGTTATAAGGGTGTTGAGGCTTCGGAAGCTTACGGACTTTGGGAAAATAAAAACTCCGATTTGGTTCGTTCTCACAAGTCCGTAGCTCCTTATCTTGCGCCTATTGGCGATGGTGCTTTGTCTATGCCGGTTTGGTCGCGACAATTAAATGCTGGAATACGCCGCCGTAACGACCCTGTTGACCGTTTGGAGCAAGCTCAGTTGCGCGTTGGTTCGTATTTGTATCGTGATTTCCGTAAGAAAAATCCCAATGCTACTGCTGCGGAAAAAAAGGCAGAGCGTGAAAGAATTCATAAAAACTTTAACGGTTTTCCTATCGATGCAAAATTTGATCCCAACGAATTTAAGAGATTTATTGCTGATGTAAACGAACTGGTTGCTGATCAACGTACTGCAAATGATCCAGTTGCAAATACAATCCGTGAATATTTAAAAAACCGTGAACAAGCAATAAATATGTTGAAAGAAAAGGCTGGTGTTTCTTTGGCTGCAGAAAAAAACCCAACTGCTATTGATTACCGCAAGAGTTTATTTGAGCGTGGTGAAGAACTTGCTACTATTAATCCTGATTTTAGGCGTATTTGGGAACAAGAGTTTCAGGCTGAATTGGAGTAAAAAATGACTGTATTAAAACCACCCCGTTTTGGTTTGACTAAAAAAGAATTTGATTTAGCTAATTTTTCTGGTCCACTTGCGCCCGAACAGGCCGCGGAACGGACGAGGTTGTTCAATCTTTTGGATAAGCGTCAACAAGATTGGAAAAACGAACAAACCGAAATGAATACCCCTGCTGCCGCTACTACTGTCCCTGCTTCTACCACTGATACGGAATGGTCACCAGAAGGTTCAACTCCATCAAACAGTAGTGGTGGGCAAAGCGGAACAGTAACTCAAGATTATGAGGTTTATGCAACATCTAAATTTAATGAGGCATATGTTGAGTTAAGAAAAATGTCTCTTGATAAAAGACTGGAAACTTTAAAAACTTTACGGCAAAAAGGTTTCGGTGGTGGTGCAGAAGTATCAGCATCCGGTATTTCTGAAACAGATATTAATCGATACAAAGAACTTCTTATTTTGCAAGATGTTTCGAACCTAACGATGAAAGACTTGTGGGGAAAAGTCACTTCAATGGACAGTGCAATATCAACAGCAGCTTCTCGTCGCACACCTATTAAAGATGTTGACTCGATTTTTGACGAAGTAATGAAACGCGATCTCGGTCGGGGAGCAACGAAACAAGAACTAGAAAAGTTTCGTGCCGCATATTCTGGCATGGAAGCAGGCGGTAACGCTCCGTCTTTGACAGCAGCAGCAGAGTCTCAAATAGAAACAGTTAACCCAGAAGAAGTGGAAGCTGCACGGTTTGCTGAATACGCTGCAACATTCGAAAAAATGCTGAGAGGTGCATAATGGCTACTACGAAAAAAAAATCTTTAGAACAAACTGTTAGAGAAAATTTTCCTCAATATTCGTATCTTCTAGAAAGTCCTGACATTTTCGGTCAAGACATGATTGCGGTATTTCGCAAAGCGATCAAAAACGAGTGGACAGCTGACCGTCTTGCCGGAGCTATAAGCAATACAAATTATTGGAAAACAACTGTTGGTGCAGCTAAACGTTTTGACGCAGCTACTGCTGCTGATCAAGAAACTTTAATTGAAAATACACGTACTGAACTTCAGTCTGTTTCTGATTTTTCTGGTTTGAGCGATTCAGATGTTGGTACTTTTGTTCGAGATATGGCTCGCCGTGGAATTACTGGTGAAAATCTGAAAAAGATGGCTTACAGTCTTATTTTCCAAAAAGGAGTTGAAAGCGAAGCTGCTAAAGAAGCTTTGTTTTCGGAAAATGCTTCAAACATTAAAAAAGTTGCTAAGGCATATGGTGCTTCTTTGGATGACACTACTGTTGCTTCTTATTTGCAAGAAGGCCGTCAACCTGCCGATATCCAGCGTATGTACAAAGAGAAGTTAAAAGGTCTATATCCTCATTTGTCTTCTCAGCTTGATGCTGATTTAACGTTTGATGATATTACAAATGATTACAAGTATCTTGCTTCTAGAGTTCTTGAACGCCCTGCTACGGAAATTGATTTTTCTAAACCTGAGTTTTTAGAGTCAATTGCAAGCCGCGATGAAAAAGGTAATTACCGTCAGTTGTCGCTCGGAGAATGGCAAGTGAAATTGAAGACTGATGACAAGTATGGTTATTCAAAAACAAAGACAGCTGTTCAGGATGCTCGTAAATTAGCGGCCAGTATTTCTAGGTCGTTTGGAAAGGTGATGTAATGGCAGAACAAGATGCAAAGCAAATTATCCGGGCAGAGCTTGAGCGTTATGGTTTAGGTAATTTGGCTGACAGAGTTTGGGGTCTTTATACGGATGAAACATTGTCTGGCGATCCAGATATTGACACTATTGGAAACGCTCTTCGAGATACGGAAGAATTTAAAAAGCGTTTTTCTGGTAATGCAGCAAGAGTTAAAGCAGGTCTTCCTGAATTATCTGTAACTCAATACATTGGTCTTGAGCGTGGCTATGAAGCGGCGATGAGGGGGTCGGGTTTACCTCCTGGGTTTTATGACGATCCGACGGACTTTGCCAATTTCATTGCAAACAACACATCTGTAGCTGAAGTTCAGTCTCGTGTAAATGATGGATATAGGGCAGTAGCGGATTCAAACCCACAAGTAATTGCACAGATGAAAGAGCTTTATGGTGTTGGTGATGGTGAACTTGCTGCTTATTTTCTTGATCCGGAGAAGGCGACACCTATTCTTGTTCGTCAGGCACGTGCTGCACAAATTTCTGCTGAGGGTAAGCGTCAGGCTGGTATTCAGTTGTCAGCAGCTGATGCCGAAGCTTTAGCGAGAGAAGACGTTACCCAAGCCGAAGCGCAGACCGCGTTTGGTGAAGTTGGTAGACAACAACAGCTGTATAACCCTCTTCAAGGAGAGGAAGCGATTAGCCAGCAAGAAGCTATTGGTGCTGCGACAGGTACTAATCAAGCTGCTAGACAACGTGTTGAAACTCGTAGGCGGCAGCGTCAAGCAGGTTTTGCTGGTGGCGGTTCATTCGCTACCTCGCAAACTGGTGTGTCAGGACTTGGTGAGGCTTAGTAGATGGTGCTTGCATTAGCAAGCATTGGTGTGTACTATTACTAGCGATCCCGATGGGAGGAACCGGCTAACCGCCCCCCGAGTTAGACGTGTACATATGGGGAGACAACAATCAAGCAGCCACCTCGCTCCTCCGGTGGGGTGTGGGCTTCAAACAAGGAGAGTGCCATATGTCCGATTTCAATGACTTCGATGAATCAAGCGATGAGGTTCAGGAAACACGCAATCCGTTGCGTTCCCGAATCAAGGAACTTGAATCAGAAATCAAGTTGTATCGTCAGCAAGCAGCAGAGGCCGAACAGGCGAAGCGCGAACTAGCTTTTGTTAAAGCAGGTATTGATCCTGCCGACACAGCAGCTAAGTACTTCGTAAAGGCGTATGACGGCGAATTGACGAGCGATGCGATTAAGCAAGCCGCAGTTGAAGCACGGTTGTTGTCAGCACCATCAGAGCAGACTGAAAATTTGCAGTCCGAGCAACAAGCTTGGTCCCGCACTAATCAGGTTGCTGCAGGTGCAGGGTCTTCATTTCAGGTTCCTGATATCCAGACTCGTATAGCAAACGCTGATTCTGAGGCAGAGGTTCTTGCGATTTTGGCTGAGGCACAAAATCAGTAAACCCCCTCTAATTTAGGAGAACCCCAAATGGCCTATACACAGGTTTCATCCCTTGATCTCAACCAGACAGCGTTTGAGAAGCTCGCATATTTCGCTTTGCGTCCAGAGCTTTACTTCGATCGTTTTGCTGAAGTTGAGGCAACCAATGCCACCAGCCCAGGTGCAACCCACACATTCACCATCTTCCAAGACTTGGCAGTTGCTTCTTCAGAACTTTCCGAGACTGTTGACGTAACTCCTGTTGCTTTGAGCGACAGCCAAGTTTCGGTAACCATGCGTGAATACGGCAATGCAGTTGTTACGACAGCCAAGCTTCGTGCAACATCGTTCATCAACGTTGACCCAGTAGCAGCTAACGCTGTTGGTTACAACGCTGGTATCAGCATTGACACCGTTTGCCGTGACGTACTCCAAGCAGGAACAAACGTCGTGTACGCAACCGGTGGTGCAACTGACCCATCCAGCCGTACCACAGTTAACTCTGACGACACACTTTCAGCGAACGATGTTCGTCGAGTTGTTGCTCAGTTGCGCGGTGCAAACGTCCCAACAATCGGCGGTTCATACGTCGGCTTCATCCACCCTGACGTGTCGTACGACTTCCGTTCAGCAACCGATGCAGCCGCATGGCGTACCCCTGCTAACTACGTAAATCCTGAGGGCATTTACAACGGTGAAATTGGTATGTTTGAAGGCGTTCGCTTTATGGAGTCCGCTCGTGCGCCTCTGTTCGCTAACGCATCCGACAACAGCGGTTCGGCCGGCACAATTGACGTATACGGAACACTCATCATGGGTCGTCAGGCTCTCGCTAAGGCTGTTGCTAACGCAGCTGGCTACGGCGATCAGCCAACGATGGTCTACGGTGAAGTGGTTGACGTGTTGAAGCGTTTCCAGCCTGTTGGTTGGAAGCATTTCGTTGGTTACGGTGTGTTCCGTCAGGAAGCATTGCGCCGCATCGAATCTGCTTCAAGCATTGGTGTAAACGCCTAATTAAACCCATATGATGTGACTGCCGAAAGGCGAGACACAGCAGGCAATAACCCTCACCTTCGGGTGGGGGTTTTTGCTATATTCGGGTTATTCCATTTATTGAAAGAGGAACGTAATGGTCGCTAAAAAAGCTCCTGCAAAGAAAATGGCAAAGCCTGCAAAGCCTTCAATGTCTGAAGATCAAATTCGTAAAGAGATTTATCGCAAATACAAATTGACAGACAAGAGCGTTATTCCAAGCGGTAGCCGTCGGTCTTCTGATCCTGGAATGCCTGGCCCTATTTCCCGCAAGGAATATATGCAGGAATTTGATGGTGTTGTTTCTGAAAGCTCACTTGGTACTAGTCCTAAAGTTGGGAAAGTTGCGATGAAGATTGCTGGTGAGCAATGGGATCGTACATATGGTCCCGGTAATCGTGCGTCTAAGAATAGCCAAGCTGGTGACCTTGGTAGAGCGCGAGCAGCGCAGCGAGCTAAAAACAAGAAGAAGTAATGGCAACTTTTTCCCCGCCAACGGATGATTTTGTTAGTTGGTCAACAGATTGGCGCGACGGGATTTTGTCTTATTTAAAGCCAGGACCACGTGGAAGAAACCTTTGGAAACTTACTGACGGAACATACAGCGAAAACCAGCCTTACAGTATGGATCTTGTTGAGAAGGTTTACTACGGTGGCCATATTTACGAATTGACATCGGCAGAAGAAACAGAATTAATTAATGCTGGATATGAGGATTACATCACGTCATGAAGCACATGGAAACACATCCAAATTTGGATGTTGAGGGATGTTTCGGATGTCGAGTTGCTGGCATCAGTTTCGGAGCTAATCCTTCAACGACCAAAGGTCAAGAAGTAGCGAAGATTAATGAGCGAGCTAAGAATTGGGATAAAGATATGCCCGCGTATAAACGTCTTCGTAGGAATGGTTTACAACCTAAAGGGATTGATGGTGCAGCGGCTTTGGAAGCTAGGGCTACTACAGCTGCTGAAGTAGAGTCTCGTCCGAATGTTGAGAACCTTATAAAGCGTGGCGTAGCTGAGTGAACTTTCAATCTTGGCAAGGGGTTGAAGACCCAAAGTTTGGTTATGGCTCAATGCTTGCCGGCTTTAAATCTGCCCTACCGAAAACAGTAACGCTAGATAATGATGCTTCTGTTTTGGTTTACATGAACACCCCTGATGGTCCAAGGGGTTTTACATCTGGTCAACATCGAGCTTCTTTTACGATGTGGGAAACGGATCAGTTACCTAACAATTTTTTACGGTGGCTTCCAAGATACGACCAAATTATTGTGCCGTGCCAACACAACCTTGAACTGTTTAGTCAACATCATTCTGATGTACGTATGGTTCCGCTAGGTGTAGATAATAAGTTTTGGTCTGGTTACACAGAACCTGATGGGCCGTTTAAGTTTCTTGCCGGCGGTTCATTATGGTTCCGTAAAGGTTTAGATGTTGTTGTTAAAGCTTTTCAACGTCTAAACCTGCCCGATGCGGAACTACATATTAAAGCTGCGCCTCATGCCAATGACACCCCCGATGTGAAGCATCCTCGTATTGTGATGCACCGTAAATGGATGGATGAAGAAACCCAGCGTGAATGGTTTAGGCAAGGCCATGTTTTTATAGCTGCGTCCCGTGGTGAGGGTTTTGGGTTGATGCCGTTGCAATCTATTTCTTTGGGTATGCCAACAATTATTTCAGACACGACAGGCCAAGAACAGTTTTCTTATCTTGCTACCGGGGTTGTATCCACTACCCGTAGTCCTGCTATGACTATTGGCAACTGGGATGAACCTAACCTTGATGAGTTGTGTGAGCTGATGTTGGACCATTATCGGAACTGGAGCAACCACAAAAGCGAAGCTTCTGTCAATGCCAAATCAGCATCGGCTTGGTCATGGCGTAAAGCCACCAAAGCTTTGCTTGAAGCTGTGCCAGTTGGGACATTATTAGCAGACCCAATTTGGGAACCTGTTGTTGTGACTGTCCCTATTAAGGTAAAGAAAAAGATGTCTTGCGATATCGGACGCGCCCACTATGACTTTTTGCCTGGGGTAGAGTACCAAGTACCTGAAGGTGTTCTTCAGGTGTTATCTGATGCAAAAGTTTTGGAGATCTAATGGCTATTGAATATCGAGGCGAAAAGTTTGCTGGCTACAACAAACCTAAGCGCACCCCGAACGCATCTAAGTCACACGCTGTTCTTGCCAAAGAAGGTGACCAAGTAAAACTTATTAGGTTTGGACAGCAGGGCGTTTCTGGTTCGCCTAAGAAATCAGGAGAATCTGAGGCCTATCGGAAACGCCGCGAATCTTTCAAGGCGCGCCATGCAAAAAATATTGCTAAGGGTAAAATGTCGGCGGCGTACTGGGCAAATAAGGTAAAGTGGTGACCTATGGCTGTACCTGCAACTCTTGACTTAAATATCACCCGCGGAGACACCGAAACCATTGTCGTTTCTTTGACACAGGATGATCAAACAACCCCTATCAATATAACGGGCCGTACTTATACGGCTCAGCTTCGAACTAGCCCTGATATTGCTATCGTTAGCGCATCTTTTACCTGCACAGTTACAGACGGATCTAATGGGCAGGTAACGTGTGTTTTGTCGTCTACAGATTCCGCAGAGCTAAAACCTGGTTATTACTACTGGGATTTGCAAGAGAACGCTTCAGGAGTGATTTCAACAGTTCTTCGTGGAACAGTCACAGTTGACGCTGACGTAACGAGATAACAATGGCGACCACCAGCGTCACAGTTGCGATTTCAAACGAGACAACTACCGTTTACCGTAAAGACAATCAGTATGTTGTTGCACTTACCGATTCTAATGTTCCTTTGTCTGTCGGTAATCGTGTTGTTGTGGTGGGAACTTCACAAGCTGGACCGCAAGGTGCGGTAGGACCGCAGGGTGCTCAAGGTATCCAAGGTGTTACTGGTCCTACAGGATCAACTGGCCCTACAGGCGCGCAGGGTATTCAAGGCGTTACGGGTCCAACTGGCGCACAAGGCCCTACAGGACCTACGGGTGCACAGGGTATTCAAGGTGTCACAGGACCACAAGGTGTCACAGGACCTACTGGCGCACAAGGTCCTACTGGACCTACTGGGCCGCAAGGTATCCAGGGTGTTACTGGTCCTACTGGTCCACAGGGAGAAACTGGACCTACAGGACCTATCGGACCCACTGGACCTACTGGTGCACAAGGACCAACAGGTGCTCAAGGTATCCAAGGTGTCCAAGGAAACGATGGACCAACAGGACCTACAGGACCTACGGGACCTACAGGACCGACAGGTGCAGATTCAACTGTTACGGGACCTACAGGACCGACAGGTGCAAGTTTCGTTTGGGAAGGTCCATGGAACGCTGCAACAAACTACGATTTGAATGACGTTGTTTCCTATAATGGTTCTTCTTGGGTTAGTGTTATCTTCCCGAATATTGGTAAAACCCCTGGTGCTAATCCTTTTGAATGGGCGTTGATGGCTGAGGTTGGGGCGACAGGACCTACAGGGGCTACAGGGCTTACAGGAGCCACCGGACCTACGGGACCCACAGGCCCACAAGGACAGTCTTCAAGTTTCTATGAGTATCTGATTGATACCAACACCACATCAGGTAACCCTGGAACTGGCTTGTTGGCGTACAACAATGCAACGCAAACATCTGCGACACAGCTACAAATAAACCACATTGACCAAGACGGTTTTGACATTGACTTGTTCTTGGCGATCTTAAAACCGAACGACACTATCTATATCCAAGACTCTGCTAACTCTGCAAACGTTCAAAGATTTGTTGTGTCAGGAACCGTTACGGATCACGTGAACTCTTGGATTGATATTCCTGTTTCTTTTGTTTCTTCAGGTGGTACAGGCACGACAGGTTTTGCTGATGGTCTTGACGTATTGCTAGTAATTGCAAACATTGGACCTACAGGACCTACTGGTGCTACTGGTCCTACTGGTGCGGCTTCTACTGTGACAGGACCTACTGGTGCAACAGGAGACACGGGTCCTACGGGTGCTACTGGTTCTGTCGGCGCAACTGGTCCTACTGGTCCTACTGGTGCAACAGGAACAAATGGTACTGACGGGGCGACGGGTCCTACTGGTCCTACTGGTGCTCAGGGTCCACAGGGTATTCAGGGTGCTCAAGGTATTCAAGGTAACGATGGTCCTACAGGTCCACAGGGTCCTACCGGTCCGACAGGTGCGACAGGCCCGACTGGTTCGACAGGTCCGACAGGAACAGTAACTCCTGCTGGAACTGTGCAAATGTATGCAGGTTCAACTATTCCTACTGGATGGTTGGCTTGTGACGGTACGGCAGTTGATCGAACGACATACGCTGATTTGTTCACTGCTATCGGTGTCACTTTTGGTGCGGGTAATGGTTCTACTACGTTTAATTTGCCTGATACTCGTAGTCGTATGCCTATTGGTGCGGGTACTGGTACTGGTTTAACTAACCGTGCTTTGGGTACTGCTGGTGGTGGTGAGTCTAAGACGATTAACTCCGCTAACTTGCCGACACACACTCACGCTATTGACCATGACCATCCTGCTACTTCTAGTGGTACGGAATCTGCCGACCATAGCCATAGTGGAACTACTGGCGACATAAATCAAAACCATGTTCATGCTATTGGTATTAGATTGTTTGGATATGCTGGTGGAGGGTTCTTAGCGTACACTGCCGATGGTAGTTATCCTGCTCAATACAACAGCAATACCGTTTCATCTGGTCACACACACAACTTTGGCACTGGTGGGCGCAGTGCGGCACACAGTCACTCTACCGACTTGGCAAACTTTACTGGCTCTAGTGGTAACGGTGGATTTGCGAACAACCCACTAGATGTAACCAACCCGTTCCTTGCTTTCAACTTTATTATCAAGGTATAACAATGAAACTCCCATTAAAAAACACACCCATCCCAAAGTTTCCTTATGCTGTTGGCTCTGCGGAAACACCTGAAGAATTTCTGCAAGCATTAAAATCTATTCGTGGATGGATGCTTGCAGAATCTGACTGGACACAAACACCTGACTCACCATTGGATGATGTAACAAAACTTGAGTGGCGTATTTGGAGACAGGCAATGCGTGATTTAACCCAAGGTGTAACAGTTGACAATATTGGGGAATGGATAGAGATTCCTAATCCACCCGTAAAGGGTCAGCCTTATGTTTGGCAGTTTTGGGAATACGATACATATCATGGAATTATGAAAGTTGTTACAGACATGACTGAAGAAAGCCAAGCAGTAATAACTTTGCAAGAACAACAATCACAACATCACGATCACGGTCACACGCATTAAATATTGAAGAAAAGAGGGGCAATGAAAATAGCTGTAGCAACCATCGCTAAAAACGAAGAACAGTTCGTAGCACGATGGGCCGAATCATGTAAAGAAGCTGACTACCGGATCTTGGTGGACACACTTTCCACCGATGCAACCGTAGTCCTCTCAAACAAGATGGGCGTTGAAACCCACATCAGAAAAATCGACCCTTGGCGGTTTGACCACGCCCGCAACCACGCCATGAGTCTCATCCCCGATGACGCTGACTATGTGATATGGCTAGACGTAGATGAAGTCCTACAACCAGGCTGGCGACAAGCCCTAGAAGCCATACCTGAAGGTGTGACCCGACCCCGATACAAATACATTTGGTCATGGAACGAAGACGGATCCGAAGGACTCACCTATGGTGGCGACAAAATCCACGCCCGACATGGCTACAAATGGAAACACCCAGTCCATGAAGTTCTCAAATACGACGGTGTAGAAAACCAGTATTGGGTTGACGGGTTAGAAATCCATCATCATCCTGACCACACCAAATCCCGCAGCCAATACCTACCCCTACTGAAACTAGCTGTAGAAGAAGAACCAAGCGATGATCGCAACCAGTTCTACCTAGCCCGTGAATACTTCTTCCACGGACAACATGGACTAGCTCAATACCATTTTTCCGAACATTTGAAGCTGTCCCGTTGGAACCCTGAACGCGCAGCTTCGCACCGGTACATGGCAAAGATGAGGCCTGATGCTGCCGAACATCACCTCTATTTGGCTGTTGCTGAATGCCCCGACAGACGAGAAGCATGGGTGGAGTTGGCGCAACTGTATTACAACCGCCAAGATTGGGTTCGATGCAAATCGGCCTGCGACAGGGCTTTAATTATCACAGAGAAACCACTTGACTATCTCTGCGAAGCTTTTGCTTGGGGTTCCTTAGTGCATGACTTGATGGCGTACTCGTCATACAAGCTTGGCTTCCAAAAGGAAGCAGAGAAGCACGGACTGCTTGCTTTGAGCATGGAACCCAATAATGAAAGGCTTCAAAACAACATGGTGTTCTATCGTCTATGATTGCCTCATGTCAACAGTTGCCCATCTCATCAATAGGACTCAACGCCAACTCCTATCAGGGGTGGTAGAAGAACGCAACAAAATTTCTGTTGCTTTAACTGCTACTGCAACAACTGTTGTATTTTCTTATGAAACGCGAGGCATCCAACCTGGCGCAATTATTGAGATTGATTCAGAGCTTCTTTATATATGGGAAATTGTTTCCGGCACAAAGACAGCAACCGTAGAACGCGGATTCAATGGCACTACAGCAGCAGCACATACCGCTGGATCTATGTGCATCGTTGACCCACGATTCCCACGCAACCAAATCATGGAAGCTTTCAACGACGATTTAGCTGATTTGGCTGCGCCAGTAAACGGCCTTTATCGGGTAAAAAGCCTTGACTTGAACTACAACGGTAGCGACACGATGATTAACTTGCCTTCTATCGGTGACGTAATTGAGTTGCTTGATGTACGTCTTCGTTATTTGTCAACCGATTATCCGATGATTCGTAAGGTTGGAATTGTTCGCAACCTTCCAACATCTGACTTTGGATCAGGTACGGCATTGAAGTTCAACGAACCTACTCGTTCTGGAAATCTTCGTATTACCTACAAAGCACCGTTTAATCGAATCATTAAAGAAACAGACGACCTACAGGTAAACGTTGGTTTCCCCATCACAGCCGAAGACATTTTGATTCTTGGCGCACAAATTAGGTTAATGGCTCCGCGTGAAATCAAGCGCAACTTCACAGAGTCACAAGGCGACACTCGCCGCGCTGATGAAGTACCAGCAGGTGCAGTATCAAACAGCATCAACCAACTGCAACGTTTGCGGCGTGACCGCATCACAGCTGAAGCAACCAAGCTTGATTCTCAATATCCGCTGTATCTGAACAGAGACTGATATGTCAGACATTATTGACTTCAGGAGTGACAACCTGGCCGATGTGCCGGCGTTCTTCACTGGTGCTAGTTCTTCTTCTTTGGTTCCTAGTGTTTTTCCAGTTGCTATTGATGGTCGTCCGTACATGATTGATCAAAAGTCCAGGCAGTTTTTGCGTGGTTTTGAACCTCGTATTCGTGATTCGGTTGACCAAGGTGTTGAGCCTGGCGAGGCAACTATTAACCCTCAGGGTTTGTGGCGACGCAATCAGACTTCTTGGCATTTTGGTGCTGGCCAAGTTTATGGTGATGTCGATTCTGATCCGTATCGTTTTTTTAAATCTAAGGGTGTTGATCCTTGGTCGAAGGGCCAGCTTTCTTTGTTGAATTCAACGAAGCTTTCTTTGGCGAGTGCAAACACGAATCTTCCTATGGTAGAAGTAAACGGTTATGTCTATGTGGGGGATGGGCAAACTTTAAAGTACAGCAACAACCCATATGCTGCTACCCCTACTTGGACTTCTGTAACTACTGGCGCGCCAACAGCAACCATTAATGACATCACTACTGACGGTAAGCAAATCTATGTTGCCTACGCTAATGAAGGTGTGATGATGACCACTATCGGTGGTTCTTCTGTTACAGACCATTACGCAACTTCAGGCGGTACATACAACTACACGAAGTTGGGGTTTGCTAAAGGTTTTGTTCTTGGGTTCCATAACGACACAGCAAATAGCCATATACATATAATTCCATATGTTGCATCTACGTCTCATGGTTCTGCAACTGCAACAATTCGTGATCCGAACTTTACCTGCACAGGAATTGTTGGTGGGCAAAACGCTATCTATGTAGCGGGATATTCAAACGATGCAGGAATTGTTTATCGTTTAGGTATCAAAACAGACGGCACAGTAGATGTCGCTATCGTTGCTTTAGAACTACCAACAGGGGAATACCCTACTTCTGTACACGGTTACCTTGGTTTTATTATCGTCGGCACAAACAAAGGTGTCCGCTTCTGTTCAACAGACAACGATTCCAACCTTGTTGCTGGAGCAAACATCCCTACATCAGGAAATGTAAACGGCTTTACTTCCGAAGGTCGTTTTGTTTGGTTTGGATACACAAACTACGATGGTGTTTCAAGCGGTCTAGGCCGTCTTGACCTGTCTGTCTTCACTTCTGCGAATACACCAGCATGGGCTACAGATTTGATGTATACGTCAACAGCTAGCGTAAAATCTTGCGTAACAGTTGAATCTAAGCGCGTCTTTACCATTAGTGGCGTAGGCGTTGTTGTTGAAGATGCAAACACTAAAGTCCCATCAGGAAACATTGAAACTGGAAAATTCCGTTGGGGCATCATGGATCCTAAGTTTGTTGTAAAAGTAGATGCCCGCACGACTCCACTAGTTGGTTCAATTACTTTCTACACATCTCTTGACGATAAGGAATACTTCGAAAATGGAATTTCTGCATCTGCATTAAGAACTCAACACACGTTTGAAGGCTCGGAAACAAAAATGATCGAAGCTGCCTTTAAGGTTGTTTTGACGCGTAGTGATTCTAATGGCCTAAGCCCTACATTGACCCGTATCACGGCTCGTGCATATGCCACCCCAACACGAAGTGAATACTTCAAAGTTCCTGTACTGCTTCATCATCGAATTGATATGTGGGGTCGTACTTATCATTTTGATGTTTTGGCCGAACGAGCAGAACTTCGTGAGCTTGTCCATAATCCACGAGTTATTAAATACCAAGAAGGCAACGAGGTCATTTCTGTAATTGTGGAGGACATGGAATGGCAGGGCGAAGATGCCCGTGACCGTGAATGGGAATGGGACGGGACTGCTATTATCACAATGAGATCCATTGAGGAGTAAATAATGGCTAAAGTACGTCGACAGTTTGCAGGTGGGGCTGTAGCTTCTACTTTGACGGGGTCTATAGCCGCTTCTGGCGTTACGACTTTTAGTATTGCTGCTTCTACCAACTGGTCTACTTCTACGACTATCCCATTTTATGTTGTTCTCTCGCCTCAAACTTCTTCCGAGGAAAAGATGCTCGTGACCTTGTCAAGCAACACCTTGACGATTGTTTCACGGGGTGTTGACGGAACTTCTGCTTCATCTCACGCATCCGGTGCAACCATTTACCCAGTCTTTACAGCAATCGATGCCAACGAAGCTAATGAACTTACAGCCAAGTATGCAAACCGTGGCTCTATTGTCTACCAAGGTGCATCCACATTTGAGGAACTTACCAAGGGAACACAAGGCCATCCGCTTGTAATCGGTGCTAACGATCCTGCTTGGGGCCAAGTTGGGACAGTAGGCATTGCCGATGTTGCTATCACTACAGCAAAAATTGACAACCTCGCTGTTAGTACAGCAAAGCTTGCTAATGCTTCTGTTACAGCTGCAAAAGTTGCTTCTGAAGTTGCGGGATCTGGTTTGGTTGGAGGTGCAGGTGACGCACTAGCTGTCAACGTTGATGATTCAACTCTTGAAATTCAAAGCGATGCTGTGCGTGTTAAAGATTTAGGTGTGACAGCAGCCAAGTTAGCTGCTAACTCTGTGACCACAGCAAAGATTGCTGACGCTAATGTGACGAACGCCAAGATTGATTACGCGACTGTTCCACAGACAACTGTTTCTACTAGTGACCCTACCGGCGGGAAGAATGGCGACATTTGGGTTAAGGTAATTTAATGCCTGGTGTCAACGGTCATTCCCCGAAGGCTTATCTCAGTGGATCATGGAAAGACTGGAACGCTGTACAAGGGAACTTGAGTGGCACTTGGCGTTTAGCCTCTGATGTTTACGTTAAAGATGGGGGCACATGGAAGCAGGTGTGGGTTCGATTGACTGCACCTACATCTGGTACTTCCAGTATTTCTCATGTGACAGCAACTATTTCTTGGACTGCTGGTGTCGGGCAGGAAGGTTTCAAACTTTATCGCAACGGGACATTTGTTAAGAATGTTACTAGCGGTACTAGCACTACTGATGTCGTGCCGGCCATGCAAACCGATTACGCATACACTGTTTCTGCTTATGCTGGGGCTACAGAAACTTCTCAAATAAGTTGTGGAACAGTTAATGCAACTGTTGGTGGTACTACTACTTCTGCTTCACTGGTAACGGATTGGGGTTATGTAAATGACTCGTGGAACGGAAACCAAATTGTCTTTAGTACTTCATGTGTGGCTGTAGCTAACGCAACTGGTTACCAATACTCATACGACAACGGTTCAAATGTTGCTGAAACTTTAGGTTCGACATCAAAACAGTTTGGTTTAAGTCAGGATGCTTCAGTCAACATAGTTTGGCGAGCATACGTTACACACAACTCTGTTAATTACTTTGGTGCATGGTCTAACACAAAGACCGTCAACGCGGGTCGTCCGCAAATCCGTACGGCAAGAACAGATGACTATTCATTTGAAGCATGGGCTGACCAAGAAAGATACACAGTTCCAGGTATCGGTACGTTCTCTACGTTCAGCACTAACTACAATGCTTTTGGAACAATCGTAGACTCGTACCAGTTCCGCAACTTGTCTGTCAACTTCGCCAGCCAGATTACTTCTGCAACACGAAACATTGAACTTGACAAGCCAGGAACCAATGTGCTCTTGAGTGGTACTCCCTACGTGAGCAACGGGTACGACTCAAGCGTATTTACCAACTACGCCGACACGTCCTACCGTGTAGACCCCCAAGGAAGTGGCTGGTTTAACTTCAATAACGCCAGCAAACTGTCAGGAACTATCAGGTTCAACATCCGTTTTATTTCCCAAGCGGCTGTTGCCTACAGTATCCCGTAGACTCCCGTGTGCTAACCTACAGCGATTGAAGGGCCTACCAAGGAGCTTCAAATGTTGTCACTCAAGATCGCTAAAGACGTAGCAAGTCGCATTGTTGCGTTGTTTATTATGTCGAGCCTTACAATCATCACTGGTTCAAGCATCATTAACTCGGTAGGCACAGGCGTGTCCATCCCACTGTGGTACTCAGCAGCTCTCGGTGGATTCCACGCAATCGCAGACGTACTTGTTAACCTAGCGAAAGCCTCCCTTGACGGAAAGCTTGAAGCACACGAAGTAGACGCAGCCTTCGGTGTGAAGCGTGATCACCCGACTGAGTAGGGTTTTCTTTCTTATAGGGGCTTCTGTATTTCTGCTGGCATCAAACGCCAACGCAGAAAACCCAATTATCACCGAACCAACAGACATTTGGTTTGAATACACCGAACCAACTTTGTTTGTTGCTCGTACCTACCAGTCTCCAGGGTACAACTCTGATCCTCAACTATGGCTCTACAACGAAACCGGTCAACTGTTAATCACCAATGACGACTACTACGGTTTACAGTCCTACATCTCAATGCAGTTAGAACCCGGCAGATACCGATTAAGAGCTGGTACTTGCTGCTGGGAACCTGACGTGTGGCGCGGAGGTAACGGTTGGAATGTCCAATATGAATTGAGCTACGGCCAAGGAGCTGTTACCACCAGCATTGCACCGTTACCCACAACAACGACAACTATTCTTCCCATTCCTCAAACAACAACGATTCCATCCACCTTGCCACCAACCACAACGGAACCAACAACAACCACTTCAACATCTACCACCACAACCACTTCGTCAACTTCAACGACAACCATCCCCGAAACGACAACAACGATTCCACCATCAACCACCACAATCGTTCAACAAATACCCACAACGACCACGACAACACCACCGACAACAACCACAACAACAACGCTAGTAACAACAACGATTTCTCCTTCTACGACGACGACCACAACAATAGCTCCGCAGCTGGAGGAATTGCAGACGCTGGTTCAAGACGGATTAAATGACGAACAAGCCACGGAGCTTGCTACCAACCCAGCGGTACTTGAAATAGCTACCGCCGATGTCGCCCAAGAAATCTTCGCCGCTATTGACGAAGAAGCTTTAACCCCCGAATCTGGTTTAGCTATTGTTGAAGCAGTCCAGTCAGCCAGCGAAGAAGTTCGAGAAGCTTTCGAAGAAGAAATTGACATCTTTGCTGGCAACACAGACACCTATGTTCCTGTCGGATCGTCTATACCGGTATCGCAACGTCGCTCACTTATTGCAATTACCACTGTGATGATGGCCGCTCCTGTAGTGACAAGACGCAGATGATAAAGTCGGGCCATGCGTAAGTACTTCTCTCACATAATGTCGCTGGTGCTATGGGCATCCGGTACAGGTCTTGTGTTAATTACGCTGTCAGGTGAAACATTAAGAAAAGCAATGATTATTAGTTTTATAACACTTGGTTTTAATATTGCTGCAATTGTTCTCGGAGTAGAAGCCGAGGAATAGCAAATGCCGACGGGGAAGGGACGACCCGCCGGCACTGCCGAGGGAATCATAGCAGTTAATTTCGTTGTAGTATCTTGGGACTACCGAAGGCTAACTTTGGGAGATATTCATGGCCGCACGTAACAGGAAAAAACCAAGGACACGAAGAATGAAATACCCATACAGAAAGCTGGTTTTGCCAGTAGCACTCCAAAAGCAAATCAATGGACGTTTAGACAAGTCACTACTTGCCCGTGTCAATACTGGTGGGAAAATGTTCACCACCGCTGCCTTTGCGTTTAACACGATGTACGACGAAGCTAAAAAAGCAGGCATCACCCTTAGGAACATTGGTGATTACCGTTCCTTTGAGGGCCAGCTAGCAATGTTTAATGACCGATACAGCCTCAAAGACGAGGGTCGTAAACCACAAGTAACACGCCAATACGAAGGCAAAACCTGGTTCTTAAAGCGAGGTAAAGCTCCTTCAGCTGCACCAGATCCGACAGGTAAGCGTGGAAGTAATCATGGCTGGGGTCTTGCAATTGACTTAGCAGTGGAAGATAAAAAAGGGCAAATCTTGGCACTTGCTTCCGATAAGAAAGCATTGAAATGGATGTGTGAAAACGCACCTCGATACGGTTTCTTTATGCAAACCGCAGATCCTAAGTCCCCTGAGTTCGAAGCGTGGCATTGGCAATACTGCTACGGAGATGAATTCCCACCTGCATTTGTTCCTGCATAATGGAAGCCGTCATTGTGGCTGTTGTCGCTGCCGTTGGCGGTGTTCTGGCAGCCCTGGTGCAGGGGATGCGGAAAGAGAACCGGGACGATCACGCAATTGTCGGACAGGCTCTTAACCGAATCGAAGTGAAGCTAGATAATCACATCGACGACCACCTCAAAGGCGACATTTAGGGTAGATTGGCGTTCCGCTAACTGAAGGGTGCTTGCCAATGAAGCCAAAGTTTGACAGAATAGACCTGTGGACAATAAGGGCATTCCTGGCAAGGGTCGTACCGAGGGGTCTACAAGAGGAAGATGAACTCATCAGTCTTATTGAAAAGATTGATCGTCACTTAGAGGGGGACACCCATGTCAATATTGGACAAACTAGATCAGGGTCCGAAGCCACCAGCTCGGCTCTGTAAATATGTTGTTGTTAGGGCAACTATTGAACAAGCATTAGCTGAAAAAATAGATGAAATCCTCGGTAAAATTGCTGAGGGTACTGGCGAGTACAACACCAATTGGCTTTCCAAAACTCTCCGTAATGAGGGCATCTTTCTAAACCACCAAACGCTTCTGCGTCACGCACGTAAGGAGTGCTGCTGTTATGCCAATTGATGATTCACCTGAAGTTATAGAACTTCGAAAGTCATACGAAAAACTTTCTATTGAACTAAACAAGGTTCGCCGCCAACGCGACTCTGCCACTAACCAAATTGTTCAACTTGAATCACAAAATGAAAAGCTAGAAAAGGCTTTAAATGTTGTAGATATGGTTGAAGGTGCGAGCATTGATCCACCTGTGTGGCTAACTAAAACTCCGACAGGAAAGAACCGCGCAACTGTCGTGGCGATGCTGTCCGATACACACTTTGATGAAGTTGTACTTGCATCAGAGATGGACGGAATCAACGCCTACAACAGAACAATCGCTACTCAGCGTCTTGAACTGTGGACTAAGAATGTTATTCATTTAACACAGAACTACCTGTCCGGTGTTACCTATGACGGTATGGTTCTGATGCTTGGTGGAGACATCTTCTCAGGAGATATCCATGAAGAACTTGCCGAAACAAACGAAGACAGTATGCTCGGATCATTGCTTTACTGGTCGGAACAAGTTGCAGCTTCAATTGAAATGTTCGGTCGGGAATTCAAAAAGGTTCACGTCATTTCGGTTCCTGGCAACCACGGCCGTACGACACGCAAACCACGCATGAAGCTCCGCGCAAAGACAAACTTTGACTGGTTGCTTTCCAAGATGGTCGAGCGTCATTTTGCCGGCAGTAAAAACATCACTTTCAATGTCCCTGACTCAGCTGACTGTATGGTGTCGATCTATGGATACAACCATCTTTTGACCCACGGTGATCAAGCCAAGGGTGGTGGGGGTATCGGTGGTATTTGGCCTACCGTGATGCGCCTCCGGGCACGGAAACTTCAACGCTATTCAGACACTGGAACGCCTTTTAAGACCATTTGGATGGGGCACTGGCATCAATACATCTCCACCCCTGAACTGGTCGTCAACGGCTCAATGAAAGGCTATGACGAGTACGCCATCATGAACTCGTTCCAGTTTCAAGTGCCTTCCCAGGCTCTAGCAATTGTGACCCCAGAACACAACATCACTTGGCAATGTCCTGTCTTCTTTACAGATAAGAAGAAAGAGAAGTGGTGATACGGTGGAACCATGCGAGAGCGTATTCTTACCTGCGACTTCTGTGACATCGAATGGCCCTCCTCCACCGGCCGTAACTGCCCTGAATGTGGTCGTCGGGGAATGGAAGAAGATGAACCAACCAGAACAAGATTCCCCGCCGACTAGCTATCCCATTGTCCGGATTGTTTGGGCTGATGCCCATTGTGGTGATCCTGGCTGGATTGAGCTAGACCACGTAGAAGACGATGGAGAGATGCTGGTAACAACTGTCGGGTTCCTGATCCCCCCAGGTGAAGGCGGCAAAGAAGGCCACATCACCCTGTATCAGACCTACACAGACGGCGAAGGTATCCACCCATTTTTCATCCCAATTGGCATGGTCCGAGAAACCAAATTATTAACTTGACACACCCCGTGATTACGGTTACCGTAGTCACTTGAAAGGAAGGGACCCATGAGAACTTGGACTCAAATTCAAAAACAAACACACGGCTCACAAGAATGGTTAAATCAACGATTCGCTAATGAAACAGGAGATAAGCAGGTGTCAGCTTCGGTTGCTGCTGCTATCTACGACAAGCACCCATTCACCTCGGCCGCGGCTTATGCTGCGGAGCTTCTGCGGGACACACCCCCAGTTCCGCAGGAGCAGAACGAGGCGATGGAGCGCGGTAATCGCCTGGAGCAAACATTGCTTGACTGGGCGAACGACAAAGTCAACGGATCATTCACAACACCAGAAGTTATGTATGTCTTTTCTGATGGCAATGCCCGCATGATTGCAACCCTTGATGGTTTTGATGGTGAGCGCATTCTTGAAATTAAAACAACGACACGTGACTGGATAGGCGAGTTGCCTGAGTACTGGCGTGTACAGGGCATCCACCAAGCTGTGTGTGCCAACGTGCATGAAGTGTTGTGGGCTGTGTTTGACCGCTCGCAAACATTAAATATGTACACCCAGTTCGTATCGTCTGATGAAAAAGAAGCTCATATCAATGCTGTAAGTCAATGGCTTTCATACATTGACATGGGGATGACACCTGAAGGTGTTGCCTGGACTTACGAAACAATCTCGAGCCGTCACCAACAAGACGATGGTGGCCTCGTTGAACTCGGACCTAAAGGTTCTGATCTTGTAGCGCAACTTAAGCACATCAAATCAGAATTGAAATCTTACGAAGCCATGGAAGATGCCTGCAAGGCTGAACTGTGCGAACTCATTGGTGATGCAGCTACAGCTGTTGTCGCTGGCGAAGTTGTAGCAACATGGAAAACAACAAGTCGTTCAAGCCTTGACACCAAGGCATTGAAAGAAGCGCATCCAGATTTGGTTGCGTCCTACACACGGGAAGTCCCTGTGCGTACATTGAGGCTGAAGGGAGCCAACTGATGGAAACATCAAAGAACGTGCCATTGCACGAAGTATTAACCAAGTACGGAGTACCTGACCCGAAGATTGTCGGCAAGTTGCCGAAAGGCGGTCAGCAGCTCGATTTTGTCGGCCATGCGGACGTAACAAAAATGCTTCTCGAAATCGATGAGTTTTGGACTTGGGAACCTGTCGCATTTGATGCCGATGGTCTTCCTGCTTACCGTGTCGAAAACGGCATGGCTCACATGGCTGGCTGGCTCACCATCCACGGTGTACGCCGTCTCGGTATCGGATCGGTAGCCCACAACAAGCAAGACCTGTTGAAAGAGTTGGTGTCTGACTTTATCCGTAACGCTGCTATGCGCTTCGGTATCTGCCTGTCGTTGTGGACTAAGCAAGAGTGGGATGACGTTGATCGCCCTGCACCTGCACGAGCACCCAACGGCCCTGTGCCAAACAAAAAGGAACCAGTAGAGCCAAAGGTTGCACCGGTAACTGCTGATACACCATTAAAGAAGACACAGTTAACACAATTCGTTACGGCTTGCGCTAAGGCCAACATCGAAGCTGAAGATGTAGCTGCACGATCAAATGTTGTGTTAGCAAAAGCTACACACGGTGACCTTGAGAAGTTGCGCGCAACCTACAAAGAGATGATTGCCGAATTAGCTAACAAGCCGAAGGAGGACTGATGTTTTTCATTATTTATTTGACAACAGTTGTTTTCATCGGAACAGTTGGTTTTTGGATTTATAACTTGGCTGAACAACGTGTTCGGGATGTGCAAACAATCTCACGTCTTCGTTACAAGATTCGTGACTTGGACAACAAGATTGAAGACTTGGAACGCGAACTTGCAATGTTGAAGGTGTTCTGATGTTGCACAATCGAAGCACATATGTAAAGCACAAGTGTCGTTGCGATATTTGTGTCCAGGATGCAAAGAAGTATCGCCGCGAGTACAAACTTAAAAACGGTGGAGATGTAGATATACGTCTTGATCCTGCCCCGTTGATTACTCGAATGGTTTCTGATGGTGCGATTCAACACGTTCATCACATCATTTGGAAAGACTGGGTTGCAAAAGGAATTACTCTTTATGCAGCTGATAAATGGTGCATCAAGTTTGGTTACCATCCGGCGACAGTGTTTGGAAATGCCTTCTACGAGGGTTGTACTGGAGATATCAATTTCTAATGAGTAAAGCGAAACAGAAAGGGACGGCCGCAGAGACTGCTGTGGTGCGTTTCCTCCAAGAAAATGGTTTCATATACGCCGAAAGACGCGCCCTTCACGGGACTGTAGACAAGGGAGACATCACTGGGTGTGGCCCTATTGTCTTCGAAGTAAAAGACCATGCGAAGCTCACTCTCTCTGAATGGATCAAAGAACTTGAGGTTGAAATTGCTAACGCTAAAGCTTCCACTGGATCAGTTGTTGCGAAGCGACGCGGCAAAGGTGATGCCGGAGAATGGTATGCCATCCTCCCGTTTGCCCGCTTGGTTGCATTACTGAAAGAAGCAGGTTACTGATGGCCAAGTACGAAGACCTACTTGACGAGATGGAAGAAAAAAATAAACTTCTCGCATTCAAATTAAAAGAAGCTAAAGAAGACGCTCGAGAATGGCGCATGGTCGCCAACGCTTTAGCTCACGCATTAGCACTCTGCAAAGAAAAAAAACAACCCGATTGGATAAAACAGTATTACTTCCAATGGGAAAACAAAACCAGGGAGTGGTGGAATGTTTGAACATCCTGTATGCGAAAGCTGTTTCCATTACAACGGTGACAACATTGATGGTCAATGCCGGCGATACCCACCAAGCGTGAAACAAACTTCACCTGCGTATTGGTCATTTCCAATTGTGCCTTGCTACTACTTCTGTGGCGAATGGGAACCCCTGCAAATTAAGGCTCAAAACCAAAATTGATAGGTTTAATACTTTCGTATCGAAAGGAGCCACCATAAGACGAAATGTCATGTCCGTCAAACAAAAGGAGGGGTGATGAAACGTATCACCACAACAATTTTTCTGTCCATATCCATCTCTATCGGCTTCACAGCTGCACCGGCGAAAGCCCATCACACACCACCCAAACCACTGCCCTGCCCACAATGGCATGACGCGCTACGCAAGCATGGTTTGCCGGTCAAAATTTTTGCGCCAATCATGATGCGTGAGTCAAAATGCCAGCCGAAAGCTATTGGTTGGAATTACCACAAAGGAAAGAGTCATCGAGATTGCAAACTTTCACACGCTCGCACCTACCGAAAATGCAAAGCTGTCAAGTCATACGACATTGGGTTAATGCAAATTAACAGCAGCCACAAAACCATCACATCCAAAGTGTGCAAATACGAATTTGGAAAAATGCTGGTACTTCAAAAGCCAGATTGCAACCTAAAAGTTGCAAAGTATTTGTACGACAATGGCGGTATAGGTCATTGGCGTGGATCTAGTGGCAGCTGATGTTCTCAAAAATTTCCAACAAGGAAGTATCCTTAACATATGGACGGCCGTAACTCACGTCGCAAAGACTGGCATTGCCCAAGATGCAAAGTCGGAATTACAACATTCGTAAAGGTGACATCACCTCCTACGCACCGCTGCCCAAAAGCAGCAAACCAACCCAAACCACTTCAGGAGAAGGAACCAACAATATGAACCACATATACATCGTCGGTCGTATCGGGCGTGATCCCGAATTGCGATTCGCATCATCAGGTAATGCAGTAGCAAACTTCAGTGTTGCTGTAACCCGCAAACCAAACGGTCAAGAAGAAACCACTTGGTTTGACTGTGTCGCATTCGGTGAGCAAGCAGAAAACTATTGCAACGAGTTCCCCAAAGGAAGTCGTGTGATTGTTATCGGTCGTATCGAAATCAAGGAATACACCAGCAAAGATGGAGTGGAAAAAAAGAAAACACAAATCATCGTTGATGAAGCTGGTTTGTCTTCACGTTGGAGAAAGCGCGACGGAAGCAATCCTGACGATGTCGCAACATTAAAGAATGCGTTCCCTGAAATTGAGGAGCCGTTCTGATGCCAACTTACGGCAGTCTTTTTGCTGGCGTTGGAGGATTCGATATTGGATTTGATAACGCAGGCTGGGAATGTGGATTCCAGGTTGAATGGGACAAGCATTGCCAAGAAGTACTTACTTACCGTTGGCCTGAAGTGCCGAAGTGGTGGGATGTTTCCGAAGTTAACGGTGCAGAACTACCACCAGTTGACCTAATTACTTTTGGCTCACCATGCCAGGATTTATCACTCGCCGGCAAAAGAGCTGGACTTATGGAAGGTTCTCGTTCGAACCTTTTCTTTGAAGCAACACGAATCATCAAGGAGATGAGAGATGCAACCAATGGACAATACCCAAGATGGGCTATTTGGGAAAACGTGGCTGGAGCCTTCAGCTCCAACAAAGGAGCTGACTTCGACGCAGTCCTCCAAGAAATGGTTAACATCGGGGGTCATCACGTCGAATGGCATTGCATGGACGCACAGTTCTATGGAGTCCCCCAAAGGCGTAGACGAGTGTTCGTCATCGCTTGCTTCGATCCTTCAATCCTCAAACGAGGTGGAGAAGCGTTATTACCTGTCAGCGAAGGCCGCCGCAGGAATACTTCGACGCGCAACAAGGAGAGGAAAGCACTTGCCTCCACGCTTGGAGAAAGCTTTGATTCAGGTAGCGGGAGACCTAATCAACGAGTAGAAGCTGAGTTGCCTTGGGCAGCTGGTTCTACTGATGATGATGTTTTAACTACATCTGTGACATCTAAATGGCATAAAGGTACTGGTGGTCCTAGTGGCTCCGAGCATTACAACCTTGTTGTTGAGCCAATGTTGATTGATGGCACACGCGTTGATGATGTGCGTATTTATGAATCGCCTGTGCAAACTTTGATGTCGCGGATGGGTACAGGAGGCAACAACGTTCCGATGGTTGCCGTTGATGAGCAACCCGTGTTGATGCGCCAGCGTGAAGGTAAACCAGGCGGTGGCAAAGGTCCGCTGCTTTCGGATACTTCGTTAACTCTCGCCGGCAGTAACGATCAAGTGTTGTTCCAGCCAAGCGCAATTGGTTTTAGCCACACACAAGGCCTCGATGCTCAACCTTCTGAAGAAACTTTCCCAACATTGCGTGTAGGTGGAGCAGGTCAAGCAGTCGCTATACCGATTGATACTCGAAATGCCTTGCGTGACCCTGAAAAACTTGACAGTCAAAATCGTCAAGGTTTAGGTGTTGGCGAAGATGGTGACCCATCACCAACTATCACAAACGCATTCGTGCCAGCAGTAGCTACTGATGCAATACCAATTGACGATGTACGAGAAATTGAAAAACACCAAAACGGAACAGGCATCGGCAACGCTGGTGATCCTGCATACACGCTTGACACAATGAGCGCATCAGGCGTAGCTGTTTCCTACACACCCACTTCATTTGCCCAATACACCGAAGGTGTAGGAACACTCAAAGCAAATGGTGGCGACCTAGTTGGAGGAAGCGAATCATTAATCGTTGAAACCGACATTGCACCAACGCTGCGATCAGGTGGCGATGGTGGCGTACCCTCATCACGCGGAGAACACCTCGTAGTTGAAGCATACGATGAATACAACGATGCCTTGGGTGGTCCTGTTCACCAGGCTCTTCGTGCCGGCACCAAACAATCAACAGGTGTACTTGCAGACATGGTTGTACGCAGGCTTACACCAGTTGAATGCGAACGCCTAATGGGATGGCCTGACAACCACACTCTGTATCGAGCTGACGGAACAACAAACTCTGACACCACCCGATACAAGATGTGTGGCAACGGTGTCGCATCGCCAGTAGCGCAATGGATAGCGGAGCATCTTCTTGAATTCCATACCGCTCTTTGAGTTCACCCGCGCACACCCTGACTGCACTCATTGCGGAACAGTTGAACGTGCGCTTGTTATTTGGCCACCTGAAGTACATAAAGAATGTGAATGCATATGTCACCAACATCGAAAAACCACGAATTCGCCCCAGTCTGGTGGAAAGACAAAGCCGCGTGTAAAACGCTCCCGATAGAAATGTTCTTCCCCGAAGAATCTCACAACTCCAGCCCGAAACTTTATGAACCAGGCAAACAGTTTTGTAACGGATGTGAAGTGCGTGAATTGTGCCTTGCCTTTGCTATGCACCACGAAAAGGATCAATGGCGCAGATTCGGCTTATTTGGCGGCAAAAGCCCCAAAGAACGATCACAGCTCAATGGTCTTGACCCCCATAAAAACTGGCTTAAAGAATTTCCATAAATTGACTTGACAGTGGCACACCCATCTGTAAAACTTCTGTTGTCGCACTAACGCGACCATAACGGAAGGGACTCCGATGAACTGTCAAAAATGCGACCAAGCAACTGTAGGTAAAAGCAAATATTGCTCTATCCACCGTGCCGAAGCACGTGCCAATTTCAAAGCTATGTGTGCAGAATCAAAACTGGCACGCGAAGAACGCGATGAAAGCTTTAAAAAGCTCATCACCGATTTAGCTCTCACAGCTGAAGTTGCCTACAAGCTTTGCATACCAGCCCCTATGGCTGTCTACGAGACCGCTGGCCTATCTGACGCTCCGAAACCTGGTGGACGCTCCTGGTACGTCTCAGAAGGTGTGTGTGGCTTCGCTTGGGTTGTTATCAAACCAGCAACGTCATCGTTCGCTAAATACTTGGCTCGTAACAGCATTGGCTACAAAGCCTACGAAGGTGGCTGGGTTCTCCCGATGAGCTACTTGGTTGTCAACATGAGTCAAAGCCTCGAACGCGCTGAAGCAGCATCGTTAGCAGTAGCTAAAGAGCTTCGTGGCCATGGCATCAAATGCTACGCAACATCAAGGATGGACTAATGGAAAACCCAAACTGCCCTGATCCCCAATACCCAGAATTCAACCCAGCAACCGGAGATTGTTTTAACATCACATCAGTAGCTGACGGATTCAAAGAATTCCAACAACAAAACGACACAACATCAATTTTTCTTGGTGTGTTCGTCTTGATTGCCCTTGCAGCCATGTTTATCAAAAGGAAACCATGAAAACTCAAAATGAAATGCTGCGAATACTTCAGCACACAACTAGCTACTACAAATCACCGTTGAAAAACGGTTGGCAACTTAGCGAACTAACAGATTCCGTGTTCGCAGACCACAATGCCGAAGACATCTCATATTTTTTCATTCTCGATCCAGAAAGCAAAATCATAAAGGCTGAATCCTGGTCGTTAAACAACAAACATCAACACACAATCACAATTTACACAGGCACATTTTTATTGGGTGGCCGTCTGATCGCGCCCGACATAATTTTGGCACTTCACACGCTGTTCAGTTTTGATTTCGCTTCCGATGCCACATACGTGGTCGAAAAAAACCTTGCAAAGCTTATGCCGCCGGCCAAAGAAAAAAAGAAGGTAACTGCCGCTTCCGATGCCTTCACCCTAGAAGCAAAAACTAAAGCTTCTTCAGGTGGCAAACATTACAGTTTGTGGGACAACGGTATTTATGTCGAGCCTAGTCGTAACGCATTTTTTAAATTTGTTCGTTACATTATCTATCCAGGCTCAATTTTTAAGCGTAATTCTTAAATGTTTTTGCTAGCGCTTTCGCTTCGCTCAATTGCTCTCTAAATAATGGTTGGCGTTTTCGCCAATCTTTAAAGCTTCGGCCAAGAAATATAAACAAAACGCATCAAACAAGCTCCCGCGAATTTTTAAGATCCTAACTAATAGCACTTCGGCCATAGGCCGAAGTGCTTTGCATACCTTGACACCGACGTGAAATCGTGACAAAATTATCTCATCGGAATACGCCGACCACATGAAGGGAAATCATGAACCAACAAATACCACTAATGCTAAATGCACTTGAGCAGATAGCACCTAGCTATAAATGGGAACACATCGGAACAGGTGGAGGATGCACCGCTATTTATGGCGAACTAAAAAACGCACACAAAACCAACACACGCACCATCCTTATAACTGATGGACACGCCGAAGCACCGCAAAACTTTGGTGAAGATGCAACAGCTATCTATTACGAATGTGAAGAGCAAGTCGAATATCGTTTAGGTAAAGCGTGGACAGATGTCCAACCATTTTTCCAACTGTTGCACGAGCTTGCCGAAGATGTTCAACAATGGGACAACGAACCGACACCGCTTGACAAACTCATTAACAACCTGACCGAATGGGCAGAAGAAATCGGAAAAAACAAACTCGCCTTGATGCCATATGTTCAACAAGCATTCGCTCAAGACTTGCGAACCGCTATTGAATTATTAGAAACACACGCACGAGGCTAACCTAAAAAATTTTTAGGATCCTAAAAAAAAAGAAAGACAAACAATGAAAACACCTAAACAAATAGAACGCGACCTAAGCCAGGCTGCAGATTATGTTTTAGAACTTCTAAAACATGATGCAGTAGGTTATGAAATGCAATTGAACCTAGCTCACCAAGTTTTCCAAAACACCGCTAGCCAATGGAATCTAAAAAAAGCTCCAAGCCTATTTAGTGGCAACATATCCAAACTTCAAAAAGATGAAAAAACTACGCTCGGCCTTGCCTTACTACCTGCGAAGCATTCCAACATAGCGAACCTTTGCGCCTTTGCGGATTCTTGCGCTAGCTCATGCGTGGCCTTTTCAGGAAATGGAAGTTATCCGAGTGTGTACCGCTCGAGAATGGCAAAGACTGCTCTACTTACAGCATCTCCTAAAAGTTTTATGATCCTGTTAATAGATGAACTTTTCACAGCTGTCGGAAAAGTAGGTGCGCAAAATCTCGCTATCCGTCTAAACACATATTCCGATATCAGGTGGGAGCGTGTAGCACCTTGGATGTTTGAAATGTTCAAGCGTGTACAGTTTTACGACTACACCAAACATACAGTGAGTAGCAGGCCGGAAACTACTCGCCCTGCGAATTATCATTGGACATACTCAGTGAGTGAAAAAACAACCGCCGACCATATCAGCGAATGCGCCGACATTGGCCGACCGCTCGCAATAGTAGTAGAAGTGCGCTCAGGTAAACAACCAAAGACGGAACACATGAGGCCTATTCCTAAAACTTGGGCAGGTATGCCCACAGTAGATGGAGACACAAGCGATGCAAGATATCTCACGCCGACAGGCTCGGTAGTTATCTTGCGCCGAAAACACACAATGAAAACCAATCATCCAATGATTACAACAGCTCAACAACTAGAAAAGGGACACCAACCATGAAAAAGCACAACGCGACGGAGGCTGCAATTGTTGCGGAACTCTCCTCAGCTTTGAACAGCATCTATAAAGTCTGCAACCTTGCAGGAGAACAAAGCCCCGATGAACCTAACCGAACGATAGGTGAGTCTCATTGGTTCTGTGACTACTTCCCCGACATCAAATGCAGTTTGGATGAGTTCGCTTCAAGCGTTGCACAACTCATCGCACATCTAGCTAATCCGTTACCATTCTCGTACGTGTGTGAGCGTCCCGAGTGTGAAGGCCTACTAACCGTATACAAAAATGGTGTTTGGTCGCAATGTCCTAAATGCGAATTGTCTCAAATTGTGGACGACATCTCAGCACCTAAAAACCGCAAAGAAGCCCAGGAAATGCTTTATGATCCTAAAAATTCCACGATGGACACAAACGGAAAATGCAAAGGATGCAACGACTACGCCCGTGATTGCGAATGCTTAGTGTGTGACTATTGCGAAGAAATCGCACCAGTCGACAAGCACGGATGGTGTGAAAATTGTGGAATGGGTAGCGACTCGGTGGACGAACAATGACCGCCGAACTAATTCAATCATGCACCGCAAACCCTGCAGGATTCATAGATGGCGTGACAGTGGGTGTAGTCGGCTGCATTTTGATTAGCTTCTACATCCTCCGCAAGCATTACAAATAACCAAACCAACACACAGAGAAGCCCGCAGGCCTAACCGCTTGCGGGCTTTTCACTGCCCGCTAACAAAAGCAAGCACCCCAAAAAAATTTTCGCGTGCCTACGGCACGCACGATCCGTCACTTCGTGCCGGCTCTCGACCTCACCCTCACTACGTTCGGGCAAGGCCAAAGCTCGCAAGCTCGCCCAACGCCTCGCTCCGCTCGACCACCCCACAACAATGCAACAAGCCGCACTAGGCGACACCTATTCCTACCCGCAAACCTTTTCTAATCGGCAGGGTTCAAGGTCGATTGCCGACCACACCCCCCCCCGGTGAAACACA